TCCTATATCACTGGTCAGGATTTGCACCTGACATGATAATTTCGCGACTGGTCGTCCTGGCGCAGAGAGGACTAATTATCAACCTTTCCATAGCCCTCCTACCAGTCGCTGCGCGTCTACCTATTCCGCCACAGTGATATGCCACGCTCGCCTTGTGGGTCATCGCATGGCTTTTTTGCCCTCAGGTATGAACACATCGATTGCAAGAAGGAGTGAGCCATACCACATCCTTTATATAGAATTTGAGGGCAATGCGGCGACCGGGAATCGAACCCGGATTTCAACCACTCGCCGCGCCAACTGGAGGAGGCCACGCAGAAGAAAGCTTTCGAAGACTTTCCTTCAAATTGGCACAATATCATAATAAAGCATACGCACTTACGGTTGACTTACGACTTAGTTACGACATTCTTACGCTCGTTTTTCTGTCCGATAGACTAACAATTCACTAGGCGAAGGTGGCCATACTTCAGCAAAGGCAATGAGTGCGTCCTCCTTGGCATGATAATAGGCTGTCGTCTCCATACCAAGACGGTCCATAATAGTCTGTACCTTGACTGGACAATCAGTTGTATACAGCAATTTAAGAATTGCCCGGCTCTCGTCATTTTCCACCGCTTCAATTGCACGGTCACACTGGGCCACAAAATCCCAGTCGTCCAAATACTTCAGCATCTTATTTTCCTGTGAGTTTTCCGTACTTGGTGAACGCGGCATGCCATCAATTGCTGTAGACTGCAAGGTGATCTCATTCCTTTTGGATTTTTGTTTACGATGCCGATAGTCCATCAACACTAATTCGGCATTCGCTGCAGTTGCTTCATGGTCTAATCTTCTCCAGTATGTCTGTACTACCCGCATCATGGCCACGCTCCTGTGTTATACTGTATTTATCACTTGCTAGTGCACGTAGCTGTGCATGGAAGGCCGCGAGAACGGCCTTTTTTTGTTACCTAGCCTTGTTCCACGTGATGTGCTCCTATTCAAATTTGACTGCCGGGACATCCAGATGCTCGATTAAGCCCAGTCGTTCCAGCCGCTCATAATTCTTCTGCTCGCAATACAGATCTGCTTCGTATTGAGATTTGAATTCTTTTACTTCGGTTTCACCGTTTTGGCCGACAATTTTGAATTTCATTTCTTCGCCTCCAATTTAACGATTTCGCCTGTTTCCACAACGCACCAGCCACCTAGCACCCATGCACGGGCGAATGTATCTTCGCTGACGCGCGTTTCACCATCAAGCGCATCTTTCAACGAATGGTGCTTCCTTTTGCACCATGTCAACCATTCACTAACGTCTTCCGGAATCACTGGCAGATCATCTGGCAACGCATCATCATAACGGTCGTCGTAATCCAATAGTTCCTGTGTCGGATGCAAGTTACCATCGGAAGATTTTGCGTCGTCGAAAGCATCCAGCAGTTCCTCGAACACGTCCCGCTTCGTCTCATTGATCATCGTCAGTCACCTCTTCCCGTTCACAGTTTTCCAGATGCCGGTGCTTGATTTCGTCCATCGTAAATTCCGTTTCTGGCAGGCCAGCACCGCCTTGCACAAATGTGAAGGTGCCGTCCTCACGTTTCCGATAGTACAGCGCCGGTAGGTCAATACCGTAAACCTTAACTCGATAAAGTTTGTCTGGCTCAATCGCATCTACGGCCGTCTCGATCGTGTTAACCATTTCTACAAAGTCATCCGCTGGCATATCCATCTCGCTCAGCTTATTCAAAATCTTCATCTTAGCTTCGTGCTTATTCATGGTATTGCTCCTCCTTGTTATTTTGTATCTTTTACAAGCACCTTCTCAAACAAATCGCCGTCTAAACCATATTTAATTAATTCTTCTTTAGTAAAAGTGTACTCACCCGCACTGATAAGTCCATCAGTGTTAACAGGCTGAACCCCACGCTTAAACTTCGCATAAATGCTAACATGACCAGGAACTTTAATTGCTTTTGGAACAAATATATTCCATAATTTTTCTTTCTCTGGAACCCAGCCATAACGTGCAGCATCGGCTAATTTAGTATAGGAATCCTGTGTTTTTTCCCACCAGCGCACCAGATCGCCATAAACAAGGCTTGATGACCCAAGATTTGGGAGCGATCCAATTGCATAATTGATGGCAGACCATTTGTCAGTTACTGCTTGATTCGAGACATAATGAACAACTAGCTTGTCCCACTGCTCGCCAACTGCTTTAGGCAGAACAACTTTCTGGTGTTCAGGTTCGATTGAATCGACGATCTCGAGCACATATGCTTTAACGTTGGTGACAAGCTCCAAGTGGTTACGCGATAAAAACTCGTTTAATACGGATCGTGCTTCTTCTTTGCTCATCTTATCAGTCATTTTATTCATTCTCCTTGTCTGTTGATCCGAATCCACCGCTGCGCACGCCTGTCGCTGCGTCATTGTCGGTCAATAGATACGACCGGAAAATACCCTGCATGATGCGGTCGCCGGCATTGATGACGGCTGGCTCCTGACCGATATTCCATAATTGACCCATGATTTCGTGCGGATAGTAGTCACTGTCGATGATCCCGATACTGTTCGGCATTACCAAGTGCCGCTTGCGTGGCAAAGATGACCGGGAAACCAGCTCCAAATACTCATAGCGGCCAAGTTTCACCTTGATACCCGTCGGAATCAGAGCAATCTTGCCAGGCTGAATGACTACCGTTTCTGCTGCCGCAATGTCATATCCGGCAGAGTATGCTGTTGCCCGTTTGGGCATTGGGCCGGTATACCCGGCGATTGGTTCAAAATGTCGTTCCATCAAATAGATACCTCCAAATCCTCGTTAATTGCGTTGACCATTCCTTCGTCCGTTATTGCTACAAGCCAATTCCACCGGCCTGATCCCTTTCCAATAACTTGGCCCCGCTTACCCTTGAATTTTGGGTTTGGTCCTACATAGCGGACGTTCTCTCCTATGTGGTGCGTCATCTTCAATCTCCTTCAATAATTTTCAGTGCGTCTTCCACAGAGCGAGCCACACCGTACAGCACCGGCTTCGTGCTTAGCCACACTGCAAAGCGTTCCTGGTCCGGTCGTAAACGGCCGGTTTCGTTCTTTACTTCAATAAAGAAAAACTTCCCATCACCCTTGCGGAAACCAAACAGGTCTGGAAATCCGCCGGGTAATCCTGTGGTAAAATACCGTCCATCGTTCTGCTTAACCGTGCCTACATTTGCCCGAAAAATTGAATGTCCAGCTTTCGAGACAGCCACTCGGATGTCGTTTTGAATTTTTGCTTCTGCTGTCATTGAATCTCCTCTCTATGCGATTACTTGTTCGCAAATTGGCCCATACGTTCCCGTTTTTAGTTAACATAACTATTCGGGTGGTCACTAGGAAAAGTTAGTGACCACCGGGCTCTACCTTACAGCCACATGTGTTTGACCCCTGGTGGTCAGGTGGTCACTACTTTTGAAACTTTTCCCTGTGATTTCTGGCCCTTCTCCCTTATATATAATATAAATATTAATGTTTATGGAATATAGTGTAGTAGTGACCACCGGTGGTGCTCGCCCTTACAGCCATGCAGATTTTGCGGTGGTCACTAGCCTTGATTTTAGTGACCACCTTATGACCACTAGTGACCACCTTTCCGCTCATATCCACGAGTAGAAATGCCATCAATTTTTTTCTTCTTGGATTCCCAGTCGCGACGGTTATCCATGACGTACTTAATTTTCTTTGCCAGAGTTCGATTTGATACCAAGTTCTTTTCACCCATCTCGCGAGCAAGCTCATTGCTGGTAATGAAGTCACCAGACCAAGTGCTCAGCAGCCGGTCGATTTGATCTTCTACCGCATCCACATACATGAATTCTTTGCGGTGTTCTTCCAGCATCTCTACTTGATCCTTCGTCAAAGCAAAACTGAATCCATTCTTGTAATAGCTGACGAACTCACCCCACATTTGCTGGACAATCTCCGGTGTTAGTTCAGTCACTGGATGTTTCACTTGATTATCCAATCGCGCCATGATTGGCAGGAATCGTCGTTCCCCCGTCTTATCTTTCAAGTAGGTGTCCTCGTTGGTAGTACGGGCCATCACAAATGATTTTGCCCGACGTTCCGGTCGGCGGTTGTATGGAAATCGAAACTCCAGTTGCTCCGCTGATACAAATTTCTTCAAGTCTTCAAAACTGCTGTTGTTGGTGGCAGTCATTTCATCATCATTTAGGATTAGTGCTCGCAGCATAATGGCGTAGCTGTCCTTGTCCTTGAAATCGGTAAACTGATCGGTGTAATAGGCACCACCCATCCGCTTAAGCAAGGTGGTTTTACCGGCGCCTTGGCCGCCCACCAAATCCAGTACGAAATCGAACTTCATAGTTGGCTTGTAAACTTTTCCAACTGCACCGACGAAGAACAGTTTCGTGATTAACGTGGTGACAGGTGACATTTCTGCACCTAGGTACACCGGCAAGAACGAATCCGCTCTAGTCTTGCCGTCCCAATGCCGGAGAGCGTCCTCCATGTACTCCTTCAACGGATTGTATGCATAATCACGAGAAACCTGGACTAGCCCTGCATTGAACACTTTGTCGTTAAACAGGACGTGGTACTTACCTTCGATGTAACTCAGGCAAAGCGATACGTAATCATCAACCATTTGGCCTTTTGCAATGTGCAGCTCTTTGATGCCCTTGGTCACGTCTATTTCATGGGTGAACTCGTTGTACCGGAAGACCTTCATAAGCAATGGATCATGTTCCAAAGCAAGCGCAACGTTTCGAATGCTGTTGGGTATAACATAGCCTTTATCGTTGACCCTAAATTTGATTCCCATTGGGACTACTTTACGTTGTTGCTTCGCCAGAGCCTCCATTGCTTCCTTGTCCGCCACCATCCATCGCCTCCCTTCGTCGAATTTCCTTCTGCACGATACTGTCGAACGTTTTTTCGAATTCTTTGTCACCCAATGCCTTGGGCGTATTACTGTTGGCTTGTTTTGCAAGGCGATAAGCAACTTCTGGATCAACATTGCGAACCAGCAAGCCACCGACGAAAGCAGCCAACGCATTGTTTCGCCCGCCAGTTTCGCCTAAGCCATTTACAATTTGCTCAAAGAACTCTGCTGTATTGGATTTCCGCCCATTGAAGTTTGGTACGAAATTCGCTGTGAAAAGAGTGGACGACGTTTTCTCTTTGTTTATTGATGCAATCAATTCTTCTGGTGCATCCGCCATTGGCAAACTGTTAGCCCAACGATACCGGCCATTTCCAACTTGGCTCGGTGCAATCATTACGTAATTGTTAATATGGGCTTTAATGTCCACGCCCGGCATCCAGCCGATATTTTGACTAATTTCTGTACCTTTTGGCTTTCGGTAGAACAGTTGCTTGCCACCATGCGCGGTAGTCTGCGCTAATGTTTTGGGAAACCAGTCAACATGTCCGCTTTCCTTAATACTCTTGAAGCCATCAGCGCCGCCATCATGCCGGTCAATATCGACCACAAAGAAATCAACAGTACGCACCGCAATCTGAGCGAACGGTTTTAGCAACCATATTTTGTCAATTTGCTCTTCTGTCAACGCCGGATGATCGGCAAATTTAATGATTGGTTCCTTGTCTACCATCGGCAGAACGTAGAAGCCGTGCTGAGCATAATACTTGGCGTAATTAATTAAGTTCTCCATAACAATCCCCTTCCAACGGGCATCTCACCCATTCGGCGGTTTAATGACTCTGCATCATAGATACTTTAGAAGGGCAGATCGTCGTCATCCAATGGTGCAGCATCGTTAGTATTGCCGTTCGATGGCGTGGCACTGGTCATATTGGAAGGCAAGTTGGCATCGTCAATCTCAATCGGTTCAGGCTGTTCAGTTGGCTCAAAGTCGTAATCCTTGTATGGATATTGCGGGTTCTTCTTGTTCTCCCGAACATCCAAGTCCATCTTGACAATCTTCCCGATTGCCCCACCAAAGTTGAACGCAGTGACGAGATGATCGATGTCTTCCCAGTCCTCGTCCTTCAATGTGACGCCGCATGCATTAGCAAGTTTTGCAACAAGTTTAATGTGACCGGAAAGTACACGATCCGGTACCTGTTTACCAGTTGAGGTCACCTCATCAAAATTGAACATGTTGTAGTCCTTGGTGCCCACCTGGTCGCCAATATTGACCTCTGTGATGATCCGCAGGCCGTCCCAGCCGCCTTTTGAAACGTAATGGTCAATTGTATTCACCACCACGTCATATTGTCCTGAAGGCAATCCTAGGGGCTGATTAGGGCTATCCTTCGTTGAATCGAATCCTGCCAAAACTTCCTGTGCTTTATCAAGTAAACCCATTATTTAGTCTCTCCTTTGTTTGTCTGTACCCGGGTGGAAAATACGCCCGGAACATTGTCCAATACTCTTAAAATACCCTTGTCGGTAATATCATCACGGTAGTATTTTCGCCGCTGGTCAGTGACTCGGCGAATGTAGTTCTTTCCCACTCGTTTGGTTTGAATAACCAGATCCGAGTTCCCGTTAACGACGTTGTAATATTTTGTTTTCAAGCTGGGAACTTCCACGGTTTCAGTTCCAACTCCGTCGCTAACTTCCGCAATCCGGGAGATGTACACCACGTTCATGTCCAGGGCTTTGAGCTCCAAAATAAATTCTTGAAACAGCGTGTTGAACATTGAATATCCTCGCCCGTATGGGACATCAGCCAGCGTTTCAACCTTGTTGCG